CTCCTGGCTGTACGTATCTCTGGAAGGACCCAAGTGCACAAAAAGATACACGTGCACAAAAAGATACGCTTGTGAACCCGCATGGCTGTAGGGTTGACAGCCGCTGCTTGTGAGCGCACGGATACCGGGCCTTCGCAGACTTTCTGAATTTCTTTTGGACCTTTGTGAACCTGCATGGCTGTAGGGCTGACAGCGACCCAGGTAAACGCAGGCGCGGCGGGCCTCCACGAGCACCCCTTGCCCCTTGCGAACCCGCATGGCTGTAGGGCTGACAGCGACGTTTCTGTATCTTTTTGTGCACCTCAGCCTACCTCCATAACTTGTAGCAAGCGTAAACCATTGATATCATTGACGATCGGATCTGTACACTGAATCATACATGTGCACTAAAGGGTACATGCGCGGTGTGCACGAAAGGATACGCCCTCAAGTGTGCACAAAAGGATACGCTTATAAGCGACTGATATCATTGACGATCCGAGCTACCCAGCACGCGCTCATAGATAGCCCGCAGGCGTACCAGCACGCACACGCGTAGGCAACACGTGCAGTGCGCACGGTAGCCACCGGCAGGCGCTTTGGGCCACTCATTAAACCATTGGTATGATTGACTATCCGAGCTACACCCAAAGCTCCCCGATACAGCCACGTAGGTAGCCATGGGTGTACAGGACGTACGCGCATAGATAGGGCCATACGCGTGAGCTTTGGGCGTCCGTGTGGCGGTTGAATAGAGGTGGTACGGGATTATCGGATGGCAGGGCATGCTATAGACGCAAAAAAGCCCCATACCGTGAGATATGAGGCTTTAATGGTTTAGGCTGGTAGCATATTACGGGTATGTGACCGCAAATAGATCTATGTATCTTTTATATTCTTCGATTATTCCGGGTGGATAGTCATTATAAACCCCTATTTCAGCGTAGTTTTTAAGCCAATGGTCGATGTTATGAAGCTCACAACCAATTTTTAACAGTCTTGAGGCAGGATCATATATAGATACCGTGTGTTGCGTACCACTAATGGTAATAAGACCTTTTTTAAGTTTGGCGTACGGCCCGATACTGGCACCACGCCCGATACTGGCACCACGCCCGATACTGGCGTTACCCCCGATACTGGCGTTATCCCCGATACTGGCATCACGCCCGATACTGGCACCACGCCCGATACTGGCACCACGCCCGATACTGGCGTTACCCCCGATACTGGCGTACGGCCCGATACTGGCACCACGCCCGATACTGGCGTACGGCCCGATACTGGCACCACGCCCGATACTGGCGTTATCCCCGATACTGGCGTACGGCCCGATACTGGCGTTATCCCCGATACTGGCACCACGCCCGATACTGGCGTTACCCCCGATACTGGCGTTATCCCCGATACTGGCATCACGCCCGATACTGGCGTTATCCCCGATACTGGCGTACGACCCGATAGTGATACACATTTCTTTCATTAATTCAGGTGTTAAATCTTTAAATTTAATCATCGTTATTTCCCCTTTTATTATTAGTTAACCGAGTGCGTACCCTTGACGATATAAGCAATAAACTATCCAGGCGCAGCCACCAACCATGGTAGCCAGTGACAAGCAAGGTACACTAAAATTATCATTAGTCAATACGTAATGAGCTACCGCCACAATGATACACACGAATAGGCTTGACGTGTACGACTGCGCGCACCATTCAACCCAGCGTATTATAAACACTATGCTATCAAGCATTATCCACCGCCTTAAGTATAGCATACGTCTCATTGATTGAATTGGTTAACCCTTCATGCGCTTCATTAACCATATCGGTATAGTACTCACACTGCATAAAGTCCTCTTCATCAGTATAACTGCACCCACCTAAATAAGCGCTGTATGCAAAAGATTTCCAGTGGCATGTTACACGCGCAACAAACCACGCGTATGGGTTTCCTGCGTCAAGCTGGTGACGAATAATTGCATTAATACTTTCATCAAAATCCGGTTGCATATCTTCCGGCAATGCTTCAAATTTAAACGTACATTCTGATACAGGTATGTTAATCATAATAACCCCCCTTCTAAAGTGCGAACCAATGTGTCAGTGATATAGGTACGTAAGTCATGTTTGATAGTTAAATACCGTGTCCGGTTGTCGTTATCGAAGCTTAACCGCCAAGTACCAGCTTTGAGGTTGAACGTAACCGTAAAACCCGCCACGCCTATATAACCCCCAGCATCATCCATGCAATGATAGTATGAGTGCGCTTTCAACCTGGAATTAGTTGTAAATGAATACTCGTAATTAAAATTAAACCCACTCCCGTGAGGGAGTATTTCGTCAATTGCATCAAATATTACATCCATATTATACTCCTTTCAATATCCAATCTAATATGCCAACGGTTGCCAATATCACTATTAAACCCACGATAAACCTGATTACTTGTTTAAACGTTTGGTGCATACTTGCCTCCCTTCCTTCCGATAGCCCGCCTCATACGTACGTCACGGGCGGTATTGATGGTTGACTTACTTGCGGCCACAAAACAAGAGTAGCATAATGTGGCAGTAACTTTACGGTTAACTACGTTCGCTTTTAACAGTCGTCCGCATTGCTTGCACGGCACTTCAGACAATACATTGAATGGTTGTTTAATTGATTTCATTTGCGAAACGCTCCTTTATAGCTGTTATTTTTTCTTTATAAGATTGCATTTGATTGACGTCCATATTATCCCAATCTTGCAATTGGTACTCCATCGCCTCTATGAATTCACGTGCTTTGGAGTACTTTTTAAATTTAAAACATACATACCCCGTATTTAAATGGGTAACATTCCATAGTTTGTGGTTGTCAAACGCGTCTTTATGAACACTAAATGCTTTAGAGGCATACTTCACATTAATACGCATACCTTGTATAACCCCTGACTTTGAGATTGTTATGCTATGTTTCATATCCTACTCACTTTCGGTCAATGCTTTGACCTCTTTTAATAGTTCAATACTTCTTTCCAAGTCCTTAAGATCTCCATCCGTATCAGGTGTAATATAGACTAAATTACTGTATATATCTCCTAACAAACTTGCGCAATCTGATATTGCTTTTAATCCAGGTTTCATTGTACCCCGCTTTCTATCATATTCTTGAGTTTTAATGATAATTTTTCAATACCATGAGTTAGTGCGCCAACTCTATGATGTAGTGTTATGCGCTCCATACGGTTATAAATACCTATATTAAGATTATTATTAGCATATTCTATAGAGTCATTCAACGCCCGTATAGCCTGGACTATATCAGTTATACCATCGACGGTATTGTTTAACACGTCCCGGTATGTCATACCTTCTGTATAACTGGAACCAAAAACGTTTTCACTCCCATAATAACTTATTAAATCGGTTATCTGTTGAGGTAATGATAACTCAAAAAAGCCCCCACCAACAAAACTATTGACTGCATCAAAGTCCGCCCAGCTATACTCTTCCCTGATATCAATATCTTTTGAAACGTCCGACCAATCAAATCTATCATGACTGCAATTATCATCAACCCTGATACCGTAATAAAAATGGTATTCTGTTTTCGATTCGGTCCAGGCAAGTCCGTATTCTTTTAAACTTGTTTCGATATCAACGTCATTCCCTATTAATTTTTTAATCATTATATCGCTCCTTTAATTTTACAATAGCTTTGATGCATGCTGATATATACCTGCCATTCGGAATACGTGAGGTAGACTTTGATATCAATCCAAAATTGGTACTGACCATATAAGTCTATTTGAGATACCATATCTCTACGATTGCCATTGATATAATTATTATAGATACTTTCGAGTCTACTATCCATTTTAGGCGGTCTCCTTTTCCCCTAATGCTGCGTTATATCTTTCAATCGACTCATAAGATAATGTACTAACATGATCTATTAAAAAAGGTGTCTCTTCATCGTCTTGAGTGTCATAACTTAAATCGCAACATGACAAAACGTTACCCTTGCAATTGAGATACAAAAGGTCGCCTATGTAACTTTCGTCAATATCAATTTGCGCAGGTTCTTCCGTCCTTCTACCTATGCCATATTCATTTGCCCTGCCTTCATTGATAGTATTGTCAAAAGTAAAATTAAAATTATCTTGATATTTGTTGCAGGCGAAAGACAAGCCTGATAATAAACCTAATTCAATTGAACCGTCCGCCCATTCATGATAATTATCATTACTTAATGCAATTTGACTCGTTTCATTATCAGTACAAAACAGATACCATTGAAGCATTTCGAGAATAAATTTAGGGTCATTGTTGCCGTTGCCATTAGTGGCAAGATAAAAATTCATTACTTCTATATCGTAGCTATCTAAAATCCTCCGTATGTTTTTAATAACGTTAACAACCAAAGAAGGTTCACCGCCTGTTAGCGTGACGTTATTAATAGAATCTACCCCTAAAACTTTGATAAAATCACTAAGTAGTCCGCCTCCAAAGTCTATATTTTCAGAGTCGCCTCTTAAACAATGATCACACTTAATGTTACAGCGTCGAGTTACTTCTATTACTAAATCATTTACGTGCATCGCGTTCCGCCTTTCGATCTACCGACCGTCTATTATATTGTGGGTTTAATTCTCTCTTCCTTGCTTCGATAGCCTTAATCGATGCTGCTTTTATTATCTGAGATAGTATCAGACTTGTGTAATATGGTTTCATTGCCACCTCCAAACAACCGGTCAACTGCACGATTGTATTTATGAAGTTGATAACCACAAGGAAGGCCAGCAATGCGCCTCCCAGTCAATATTGCTTTACGTGATTCTATTTCAATTTGTAGGTCAGTATCATCACTATCAGTGTAAATTACTATTTCCATGTTGCGCATCTCCTTCTCATTATCGTTCGGTTAAAGTTACTCTACTATGTAGCAAGTAGCATGCCAAGTTCCATGTGGCAGTTTTACCCGTATAGCATCAAAAGTTAGCCAGAAGTACTACCTTGAGTGACAAAAATTGACATAATGATTTCAGGTACTTATCTTTAACCCCCGGTAATTACTAATAAATTTTAAATACAAAAATTGTTTTCGGTGACAAAAATTGTCAAAAACTAAGAGATATCGAATTGACACCTATTATATAGAGAAGTATTATATACCTGTCAAGCCTTAATATTAAAGGGGTTGCGCGTATACAAAAAGATACACGCGTGCATTAAAAGATACATGTAGTACTTCTCTAACACGTGCATTAAATCAGACACCCATGCATTAAATCAGACACCTGTATACAAAAGTGCACACCTGTTAAATATCACAGTTCGGGTTCTACAGAAAACCAAAAAGCTCTTTAGTCTCCGGGCAGGGCGTTACAAAAAGCTCTTTAGTCTCCAGCTAAAAAGCTCTTTAGTCTCCAGCTAAAAAGCTCTTTAGTCTCCAGCTAAAAAAAATTAAAATAAATGCTTGACATCTACTGAATTTAAGTATATCTTAGGTTAACGATACAAATTAAAACCACAAACAAATAAGGAGATACACATGAATTACTGTAAGAACTGTAAGTTTATTGGGGGCGACATAGGTACTCGTAATAAAGACCAGCATTGCCTTCATGAGACCTATAAACGGAAAGAAGTGAGAGACCCCGTAGATGGGTCGAAGAAGTACGCATTAGCTGGTGGTCTGGTAAGTAGTCATCAATACCCCAGATGCTGCGTTGTTAAGATTGGTAATTGTAAATTATACGAGGAGGCGTAGCTATGATTAGGCGGATACTACAGTATAAGTGTAAGAACGGCACGATAGTAGATAAGCTTAGTGAAGTAATCGAGTATGAGACCCAACAGCTTATGGTCCGCACTATAAGTAACATAAACGCACATAAAGGTCCTTTACCGATGAATTATTTAACGATTTTTGTACATGAATTGGACTCGATAAAATGCGCGCCTGCAAATACTATCGAAAAATTTGAGACCAGACACGGCGATACCTTTACCTCCAGAAATTATGCAGTAAACCATGAAATTGATTTAGCTAAATGCGATTGGGCCGAAAAGATGCTAAATATTACTTCCGCCACCGGGGCGAAAAGATTAATAGATAAACTTTTAGAAGAAATAGAGGAGATAAAATGTCAGAAAATCTAAAATCAGCACAAGAACTACTGAATGAAGGCCTGGAAGAAGAACGTATCAAACACGAAAATATGGTTCGTGGGTTACTGTTGAAAAAACACAAAGAAGTAGAAGCAGCCCGTAAAGTATGGGAAAAACTTGATCAGGAATATAAGGACCTACTCCGAAAACCAGTAGCGGATATTGAGGTGCCTATATACGACAAGTTTACTGTCGACTTCGGTATGGCCCAGGAACTTGGACGCGCAACGCGAGACCTACACTTCGACAGTACTCGCTATATTAAGGCTTAGACAGTGACACCTAAAGAGATAATAGAAATTTGTGATTTATATGGCTCCAGTCAAGCTTTAGCCGACGCCATTGAAGTAAGTGTAAGAACGGTGGAAGGGTGGAGGTGTGGTACTTCTACCCCCAAACCACCGGTACAATTATTATTAAAAATATATAAGGAGATCAAACAGAATGAAAGAATTGAAAGAATTAGTACCAATACTACTAAACATCCTAACTGATGCATTGATAGAGCTTGGGTACAGCACTGTGCCAGAGGACACGCCTACACTATCAGTATCGACAGGGGGCGCACCTCTGAGCGGCGTACGTTCAGAGGTAGACCCGTCAGCGCCACCGATGGGTGAGATACCACCAGCCGCACCACCAGCCGCACCACCAGCCGCACCACCCGCCGCACCACCAGCCGCACCACCCGCCGCAACACCAGGTGAGCTTGATAAACGCGGATTCCCGTGGGATAAACGCATCCATAGTTCTGGTAAAACTAAGTATAAATCAGGCGCAAACAAAGACACCTGGAAAATTAAGAAGAATGTACCGCCGGGACTGGTAGCATCTGTTGAAGCAGAGCTAACAGCCAGTATGGGCGCGGCAGCACCACCCGTACCACCAACGACAGCGCCACCCGTACCACCAACGACAGCGCCACCTGCGCCCGCCGCCGATCAGAGTATAACAACTTTCCCCGCATTGATGAATATAGTTACTGAAAAAGGGCTTTTAACAGAAGACTTCAATGCGGCATGTATTAGTGTCGGTCTTGCTTCATTCGAGGACCTACTAAAACCAGATAAAGCTCAATATATCCCTCTTGTGGCTGATATAATATCTAAAAAGGCATAACCATGGGACTAAAAGCATCTAAATCGCATAGGTGGGTTAATTGCCCAGGCAGCTACACGTTGGAGCAAAAGTACCCATCTATGCCAATGACAGAAGACGCCTTGCGGGGCTTAGAGGAGCATAAAACAGCCGCCAGGATTCTTATAGGAGATAACCCAACAGACGGTACTGAGGTTAGTAACGCTGTACGTACGTACGTTGATGAGATTCAAAATGTGGCTTCAGGTAACTTAATTAATGTTGAGCACCGCTTACCGCTTACGCGAGATGGCATAACGCTTAATAACATAATTGATTGTCATACTTATAAAGCAGCCGAAAACCGGTTCTATGTGTGGGACTATAAGTCTGGGTATTATCCAGTGAGCGCGGTGGGTAACTGGCAGCTGCTAACCTACGCCATGGCTATCCTGGATACGTGCCCTAACCTGGAAATGACAGCCTCGTTCGAGCTTACTATAATACAGCCTCGCATATCATCTACTCCTGATAGGTGGGTGATACCCGCCATAAACCTTCGCAGTTACAGGAACCAGCTATTCGGTGCCGCTGCGGAGGCTCTTGGCGACAACCCACGTACGTGTAGTGGTAATCATTGCCACCGCTGTAGTGCCCTTGCGCATTGCCATAGTGCAGACGAAGCAGGACGTGTGGCAGTCCACTATCAGGGTTACACGCTCGATCACACCCGTACACCAGATCAATTAGGTGTAGACCTTTCGGTACTTAAAGAAGCACAGACTCACATAGGCCGACTGACGATGGCTCTTGAACAACAGTTAACCGGAGAGCTTAAGTCGGGGCGTCAGGTCATAGGCTGGGAGCTTGGTACAGGAAGAGGCTCTCAGAGCTGGTCTCAGCCACACAATGCAGTGACGGCAATGGCTAAGATGTACGGGGTCACCGTGGATAAAGAGGCGCTAATTACGCCTAAACAAGCTATCACCGCAGGTATACCGGAAGCGATGGTAGCGGCGTACAGTAAGGTCGAACCAGGGGCGCTTATACTAAAACCGTCTTCGGATGAAGAGCTAATACGTAAATTTAAGGAGGGTCTGTGAGAGGCACAGTAGCAAAGCTTATACGTAAAAGAGTCTACGGGGATATGTACTCAGGCCCTAAAGACAGGAAATACGACAGCAATGGCCGCGCCAAAGGATTAAGGCGTGTTTATCAAGATCTTAAAAGGAGGTATAAATCACATGGACACAAATCATTATATATCTAAGTTGGGGTTACGTGTAAAAGATAAAGTTACGGGGTTTACTGGAGTCGTAGATTCTATCTCATTCGACCTATATGGTTGTGTGCAAGCTACAATTAACCCAGGTATGGATAAAGACGGGAAGTTAAAAGACACCCGTTGGTTTGACATAGAACGTCTGGAGTATAAGAGTACCAAGCCCGTAATGAAACAGCCGGATTTTGTTAAAGTAACAGGTCCGGCGCTTAAACCGAAGCATAAGGAGACCAATTGATATGGAATTTATAACACCAATAGGTAGGATAGTCCAGGGCAGTCTCTGGAAACCAAATACTACCGATAAAGAAGGGAGGCCCCTTACGTATAAAGACGGGTCACCGCGAATTAAGTATTACATAGGACTCGCAATAGCGAAGACTGACCCTGCATTTGCGGTATTGTGGCAGCAAGTGGAGCAAGTAGCACGAAGTTTCTGGCCTGGCGGTCAAACACAGTTAGCTGAATTCGCATGGAAGCGCATGGATGGTGACAAGCCAGAATACGCGCAGAAAGAAGGATTCCCAGGCCATTGGATTCTCGGTCTTACTAACGGATTTCCTTTCAAAGTATACAATAAAACTTTGGATGCAGTATTCACGGATGAAACCCAGGTTAAACGCGGAGATTACATCACAGTTATAGGAAATGTAACATCAAACAAAAGCGACAGTAAACCCGGAATATTCCTGAACATGAAGGGCGTTCAATTCCAGGCGTACGGCACCGAGATAGTTGGCGTGGATTACGCAGCTAAGTTTAAAGAAGCCTCTCCAAGTGCCTTACCCGCGGGAGCCTCAGAAACGCCGATAGCTGGTGGGCTCCCACCAGCGATGCCGCCCCAAGCTACGCCACCAGCGATGCCGCCCCAAGCTACGCCACCAGCGATGCCGCCCCAAGCTACGCCACCAGCGATGCCGCCCCAAGCTACGCCACCCCCCGCGCCTAACTTCGCCAATCCTATGTATCAAATGACCGAAAAAGCAGGCGGGTTTAGTTACGAACAGATGGTTGAGCAGGGTTGGTCACATGAACAATTAATCGCACACGGGTATGTAGTAGCATGAATCACGGCACCTTAGATTTTGAGACATACAGTGAGGCGGGCTACACTTGGACCGGCGAGCGATGGGTATCTTTAATTAAAGGGAAGCCCGGACTTAAGGGCGTGGGTGCCCCGGTATACGCCGAGCACCCAACCACCGAGGTCGTATCGTTATTCTACCGCCTACCAGACCGCGTAGGACTATGGGTCCCAGGTATGCCACCTCCGGTAGCACTATTTGATTATATGGCTGCGGGTGGCTTGATAGAAGCCCACAACTCAATGTTTGAATACCTCATATGGTACTACGTATGCCATCCGCGTATGGGTTGGCCGGAACTGCCACAATCTCAACTAAGGTGCAGTGCAGCAAAAGCAAGAAACTGGGGTCTTCCTGGCGCATTAGAAAAAGCAGGTGCCGCCAGGAACATTAACGTTCAAAAGGATAAAAGAGGAAAAAGGTTAATTCAACTACTATCGGTACCAAAACAACCTACTAAAAAAGATAAATCGTTAAGAAGGACCCCGGTTTCCCACCCAGATTTATTTAGAGAGTTTTACGAATACAACGCAATGGACGTATTCTCGGAAGAAGACCTTTCCAAATCCATGCCAGATATGTCCCCGACGGACATAGCCGTGTGGCAGTTAGACCAACGTATTAATTTTAGAGGAGTCGCCATAGATACGGTTAGTCTTGGTCTATGCCAAGGTATTATTGAACAGGTGTACGCTAAGTATACCGCCAAACTGGTACAGCTCACCGAAGGGCTTGTGCAGACCGTAGACCAAACCGATCGTATGGTAAGCTGGCTGAAAACAAAGGGGGTGGTATGTGATTCGGTAGCTAAAGATAGAGTGATAGAGATGTTAGGTATGAACGAGGTACCCGACATATGCAAGGAAGTACTCCGCATACGCCAGATAGTAAGCGGAGCAGCGGTAAAAAAGTTATGGTCAATCAAAGCAAGGATGTCTTCGGATGGTAGACTTAGAGATCTCTTCACATACTGCGGAGCAGAGCGTACGGGAAGATGGGCGGGGTCAGGGGTTCAGCCACAAAACTTAAAATCTGGTGGACCCGATTGTATCCAGTGCCCAGCGTGCGGGTGCCACGCAGTAGCCGGGAATCTTATTTGCCCTCGATGTCAGGCAGGACCTTTAGGACCTGACGTAGTTGAGTGGGGCAATACTACCACCGAATCATTCCTATCAGATGTCAAGTGGAACAATGACCTTGCCCGGCTTGAGTCTGTGTGGGGTGACCTTGTTGAGATAACTGGAGCTTCTATAAGAGGGTTATTTGTGGCAGCTCCAGGCCATGACTTAATATGTTCGGACTTCAGCGCTATTGAGGCTGTTGTCCTTGCATGCCTCGCAGGTGAGGATTGGAGAATAAAAGTATTTAAAGACCACGGTAAGATTTACGAGGCGTCAGCCAGCAAAGCTACAGGTATAGCGCTCTCTGAGATACTCGCGCACAAAGAACGTACCGGAAAGCACCATCCTATGCGGAAGTTAGGTAAAACGCGGGAGTTAGCAAACGGGTACGGGGGCTGGATAGGCGCTAATAAGAATTTTGGCGCTGACAAATTTATGACAGAAGATCAAATTAAAGCGGATGTTATAAAATGGAGAGATGAATCACCGAATATAGTAGAGTTTTGGGGCGGGCAGTGGAGAAAGCACCCGACTGAATGGGAGTTTACGCCGGAAAGATTTGGGCTGGAAGGCGCGGTGGTAAATGCGTTACTAAACCCTGGCAATTGGTACCCTGTCCGAGAGGTAGCGTACCTATATGATGCTACGGCAGACGTACTTTATTGTCACCTCCCTTCAGGACGGTGCTTATCCTACCACTATCCGCGTTTGGCTCACGGTCACAATAGAATGTGCAAGCGTCCAGAATATAAGATATCCTATATGGCCTACAATTCCGACACCCAGAAGGGTCCTATCGGATGGATGCGGATGGACACCTACGCAGGCAAGCTCGCGGAGAATGTAACGCAAGCAGTAGCTGGGGATATCCTTAAGTACTCCATGCTTAGTTTGGACGCTGCTGGCTACCCAATAGTACTACACGTGCACGATGAGATAGTTGCGGAAGTCTTGAAAGGCACAGGAAGTGTTACGGAATTTGAGAGAATAATGAGCATAATGCCGCCATGGGCCGCTGGATGGCCAGTAAGAGCCGCAGGTGGGTGGAGAGGAAGGAGATATAGAAAATGATAATAGCACTATCAATCGCAGTAGTAGTACTTTTTGTTTGGGTGATCGTATTGACTAATGGCAACACGCTCATAGTAAGAGCGCTTCACGCCCAAAACGACGTTAATACAACTCAATTAGCTCATGACAGGCTCCTGAACATGAGATTGAACCAACTATCAGGAGTAAAGGAGGACATTAAATATGACGCTTAAATCAGCCAGAAGATTCCTTGCTCGCAACGCTTGGAAACTCGCGCAACTTAAACTCGATGGGGTGCAGAACTCGGACACTCGGTACGCAAAACGCTGTAGGATATTTATAAAGAATCACCGGAGGGGGAGAGTATGACGCTTAAACAGACAGTGATCCAGTGTTATAAGTTAGGCAGGCGGCACCGTCGTAGAAATTGCTTACGACTTGGCATACCGTGGAAAGACTATCGAATAATAGAATCTAAATGCTGCAAATTGAGGGTATAATTGATACTACGTCCCTACCAAGTAGCCCTCGAAGACCAGATACTCACGGCGTGGGAGCAGCATCCCTACGTAGCGGCAGTATTACCCACTGGTGGCGGGAAGACAATTATATTCTCCGACATCATACGGAAGCACCAGGGGTATTCCATGGCAATAGCGCACAGGCAGGAGCTTGTGAGTCAGATAAGTACGAGCCTCGCTACATCCAGCATTGACCACAATATAATAGCCCCGGACAAGATAATAAGATGGATTTGTGGTCTTCATACGGCTAAATTTGGGAGACACTTTTACAACCCTAATGCCAAGCCACAGGTAGCAGGAGTGGACACACTCATCAAACGCGCGCATAAGTTCCCGCAATTATGCGAGGCTGTAACACTATGGGTGCTCGATGAGTGCCACCATCTCCTTCGTAAGAATAAGTGGGGTAAAGCAGTTGAGTTATTCCCTAACGCCAAAGGCCTGGGGGTTACCGCTACCCCGCTAAGAGCAGACGGGCACGGACTGGGGTCACATGCAAGCGGAGTATTTGAATCACTATGCGTAGGCCCGAACATGAGAGACCTTATAGAAGAAGGGTTCTTGAGTGACTACAAGGTTTACAGTATTCCTTCTAATATAGATCTTAGTCAAGTTAAGGTTACCGCCACAGGTGATTTTAATCGTACGACACTCAAAACAGCCTCCCGCGCCTCTCATATCGTCGGGGACATAGTTGAGCATTATTTAAGACTGGCACCCGGTAAATTAGGCGTTACGTTCGTCACAGACGTGGAGACTGCCGCAGATGTAGCTATGCAATACCGACATGCCGGGGTGCCCGCGGAAGCTGTCCATGCTAAGACCCCTAATAAAGAGAGGCAAGCCGCTATTGAACGGTTCTCACGTAGAGAGCTAATGCAACTGGTTAACGTGGACCTATTTGGGGAAGGGTTTGACCTCCCGGCAATTGAGGTTATTAGCATGGCGAGGCCTACTGAGAGCTACGGGTTGTATTGTCAGCAATTTGGCAGAGTCCTACGACCACTCCCAGGTAAGGATATAGCTATAATAATAGACCACGTAGGTAATGTAATGAGGCACAAGCTACCTGACTATGGCCGCGCATGGAGTCTTGATAGCAGAGAGCGCCGAAGTAATGGGGCTGACGCCAGTCTTAAGCCAGTTAAGACGTGTTACTCCTGTAGTGCAGTATATGAGGGGTATAGCGACACATGTCCCTATTGTGGACATGTACATAAACCAACGGATCGATCACGACCTGAATTTGTAGAAGGGGACCTGACACTTCTCGATCCTGACACCATAGCAGAATTACGTGGCGAGATATCAAGGGTGGACTCGCCCGCAAGCGCTGTAAGTGAACGCTTGCAACATGCCGGAGCACCCCTTGTGGCTGCCAAAGGAGCTGCGGCCCAACACCACAAAAGACAATTGGCTCAGCAGATGCTTAGGGATGTAATAGCTATCTGGGCGGGCTACAGAAGAGCGGAGGGGCTGCCGGATGCCGAGAGCTACCGTATGTTTTGGCATAAATTCGGTGTAGATGTTATGACAGCCCAGACACTCGGTAGGCCCGACGCTGAGAAACTAACCGCAAACATAGTAAAGGAGATAATGTAATGATAATTAACCCACTCATAGAAGTTAACACCCCATTCCCGAATGATACCCTATGCTACACAAATTCCCCGTCAATCCCTGCGTATACTGAGGCTATGGTGCAACAAAAAATTCGTTTGCAATGGTCCGAAAAAGGTGGTAGGATTTGGAGGAATAACGTTGGCGCTGCTACAGACGATAACGACAGGCACATACGATATGGACTTGCGAACGATAGCGCCCGACTTAACCGAAAACTAAAATCCAGCGATCTTATAGGGATACTACCGATGGTCATAACACAAGAAATGGTAGGGCGTACCGCAGGGATATTTACTTCTATAGAAGTTAAAAAATCAGGTTGGAGATATAAAGGCACGGATAGGGAACGCGCGCAACTTGCGTGGCTTAGATTAATTCTTGGCCTTGGTGGTATCTCTGGGTTTAGTACAGGGGAGGTATAGTAATGACCCAGTTAATGTGGTTCGCTGATTTAGTGTGGGCACTCCCGCAACCGTCGATTTACAGCGTTATGTTTTACGCGGATCTTTATGCAAATGTCTACCATTTAAATGACTATAGGGTAGATTGGATTTGCGAAGACGCATACCTTAACCGAGAGGCATTATAGATGCTTAACCTACCACCACCTTTAGAGCCGATGGCTCAGTACCCCCAATTTATTAACTATATATTAGTACCGAGAGAAGACGGTAAGACAGATAAAATACCGGTTGGGTCTTCCGGTACCGCCATTGACCCAACTGATGTAACTTACCATAAGTCTTTCGAAGAAGCCCTCAGTCTCAGCCCAAACGTAGGGTTTGTGTTCACACCGAATGACCCTTTCTTCTTTATAGATTTAGACGATTGCCTGGAAGACTCCGGGTGGTCGGATGCAGCGAACCGGATATGTGCGTCATTCGAAGGGTGCGCCATAGAAGTATCTAACTCAGGTAAAGGGCTACATATCTTTGGTGTAGCGCCCATCACTCTCGAACACAGTTGTAGGTGTGACGACATCGGTTCAGATTTTTACACCGAAAGTAGATTTGTTGCCCTAACGGGCACCAATTGCATTGGCACAGCGGGGCGCATCCCTGACGCCACTATTTACCAAGAGTTCATATCCACGTACTTTCCACCTAAGCAGCACGTAGTTGAAGACGCATGGACAGACGCACCGGTGCCTGAGTGGAACGGCCCAAAAGACGACGCAAAGTTAATCGCTAAGATGCGTAAATCCAAATCCGCTGCCGCGGCCTTCGGTGGTAAAGCGCCACTCGTGGCACTATTAGATCTTAATGACCTTGTACTAAGCCAATTTTACCCAGATCCCAACCGCCCATTCGATTACTCTGCGGTGGAAGCCGCGTTATGTCAGCACCTCGCTTTCTGGACTGGTAAAGATTGTGGCCGCATGGAACGAATTATGTCAGAGTTACCTTGGGTGCGTAGTAAATGGCTGGATAGAGAGCCGTACCGCAGAGCTACTATACTTGGGGCGGTATCACTTTGTGAAAATGTTTATAGTAAGCCGAAGCCCGCGTCGCCCGGGGACGCCCCAGGACACATATTCCTTACCCCAGAGGACCAAATAGAATATTTTAAAGACTTAGTATACGTCAGAGATATGCACCAAGTCTTGACCCCAGATGGTACTCTTATTACTCCAGAGAAATTCAGAACGACTTACTCTAAAGGTAGAATATTTTGCCTGGATAATCTTAATGATAAAGTTACTAAAAACGCCTGGACAGCTTTTACTGAATCCCAGGTAAACGAATTTAAGATGGCGTATGGCGTGTGTTTTAGACCGGAGTTACCACCAATGTCGGTTGTCGCTGAAGAAGGGTACACTTACGTAAATACTTATACCCCGGCTAATGTAGATACCCGTCCAGGGGATGTAGCGCCATTCCTAACACAGTTAAACAACCTCATACCAGACCCTAATGACCGAATGATACTCCTGTCTTATATGGCTGCATGCGTGCAATACCCGGGGGTTAAATTTCAATGGTGCCCTTTACTCCAAGGTGTGCCTGGTAACGGCAAAACATTCCTCGCGTCATGCGTTAAGCGGGCTGTTGGTAATCGATACACCCACATGCCTAACTCTCAAGATCTTGATAATAAGTTTAACGACTGGTTGGCTCGGAAGCTATTCATTATAATAGAGGATATATACGCCGGGGGGAAATCCTCTATTATGGAGGCACTTAAGCCAATGATAACTAATACCGAAATAGAATTTCAACCTAAACGTCATAATCAGTATACTGGAGATAACCGGGCTAATTTCTTTATGTGCAGTAACTATAAGGATGGCGTTAAAAAGACTCAGCACGACCGCCGTATAGCAGTATTTTTTACAGCGCAACAACATGCGCATGATCTTGATAAGTATGGCATGAGCGGGACCTATTTTCCTAATCTATATAAATGGGCCAGGGAAGATGGATACGCGTTCGTATCTCATTACTTGAAAACCTTTCCCATACCTAATTCAATGAACCCCGCCACAGATTGCCAAAGAGCACCGATGACGTCCAGCACAACCGAAGCTATACTGGCGTCTATGGGTCCTGTGGAACAAGAGCTATTAGAAGTAATAGCTGAATGCAGACCCGGGTTTTCCGGCGGATGGATATCATCTGTGGCATTCACCAATTTAGTTAAAGATCGATTTAAGATATCCACAAATAGGAGACACGAGATTATGACCGACATAAATTACATACCCCATCCGAACCTACCAGGAGGGAGACTCAGTACACCTGTGTGGCAGGAAGGCGGCGGAAAACCCAGGCTATATATAAAAGAAGGTCACTTAAATCAAAACCTGGAGAGACCTGCGGATATACGCGAAGCGTACATGAAGGCCCAGGAATACGCGACTAATGAGGAAGGACCTTCTATAATAGTAAATGCTATGAAAGGAGGTGCGTGATATGACAGGACGATTAATATTCTCATGTTTGGATGGGTGTAAGCATCTTGACATAAACCCAGATGGGTACACGTGCAAAGAATGCGATCGTGAGATAACTAAAGTATACCCAGTACCAGAGTGGTGTCACTATAAAGCGTATGATTCTAACGAAAGGATAGGTGGCGGATGAATAGATTGTTAATACACTATTGGATTCAATGGTGCGCAAGTCAGATAGCTTTTTGGGGTCCGTTTGATACTGACCCAGGTAGTGTTTATGATATACTGAGAAATAAGTTGACAAACGATGATGACTGATATATGATATAGCCATTTGTTATCGTTTATTCTCACCACTACGGCTCCTTCGGGGGCCGTATCTTTTTTAACTAAAGGAAAACATTATGAAAGTATTAATAGTATTATCCTTGTTATTGGTAGTTGCATGTTCAGAAGGCGGAAGCGATGATATACTATATGATATAGGCACCCCAGAACCAGTAGAAGTATGTATCCCCCAAAGATACGAGATATTATCTATTGAAGGTCGGTTTGCCGTACGGATCTTTGAAGACTATATTTTTCCAGTATACTACGATAGTTTAGAAGAAGCCGTAGCTTGGGCCAACCGCCACAACCATGGTTTTAAGGCGCACGAAGACCGCCATGAATACGAATGGGATGTGGTACCCGTATGTACTTATGATATAGGCAGGTTCGATAGTATAGAATTAATGCCGACGAAGTAACTTACTCCTACGTTTAGTCGGCAGCGCGCCCTCGAATATGATCTTCCAGTCTTTAGCTACCCTAAAAAAGTCATGTAAATCATCCGGGTTGACTCCGTTATAGTACCCCATGCCGATGCCTGAGTACAACATGAATTTAGCCACCAACTCCGAACAAACCACTTTATTTGTGGCTATCCGAGAAGCAGGTGGGAATATGTGGAACAACAATCTGTATATTGGGTAATGATCCCCTCCATATTCTTTTTCTAATCGGTTATATATGTTCTTACAGGTAGTCGGATTCATATTAACATGACGGGCTATGAATACCGGTCTCCCTTTACATGCATCATATATATTTCGAGATCTTACCTTCCACAAAGATTCAAATGTGGTGCCACGCTCATCTATGACAACCCCCGCGTGCCCGTACGTTGCTTTGCCATCTTTACTCCATAACTTCTGAAAGAATAGTATTGGAGCGTTTAACACCCGGCTATTCGTTGTAAGGAATACATCCCCTGGTCTTAATTCTATCATATCTTAGTAGTCTCCGTACATACTTGTAGGTGAATGTGGTTACCTCTGCCAGTGTTGTGGTATAAAGCACAAGGTTTAAGTGGGCGTACAGGGTCGTATGACCAAGCAGCATTTATCTGGCTACATAGCTTACCAGGGTCCATATAAATTCGCGAGCGAATATCAAGGCCTCGTAGAGGTAAGACTGAATGAACAGACGGGTAGCTACGATCCTCGTACCCACATGTTATGAGTACGTCATCTTTACGCTCACATATCCACATAAATAATTCTTCAAGTTTAAAGTGCCACGGCACCCTAATTGAAGTAAGTGTCTCCCAATCTTTTACTCTTATTATCATCGCCCGCCGGTTACCTCCCTACGGTGCTCCGTCTGACAATAAACGTTCAGTACCATTATAGTACACATGCTTTCCATCCGCTTCCATCCATTCCATACCGTTCACCAAATTAGAGGGGGCGGCTCCCAAATAAGGATGTTTAACCACGCCATCCCCTCGTATGTACATACCTAAGTCTCTACTCTCGTAAATCCGCATAATAGACTCAGTCGGAACTTGTGGCAGCGTATTCCGCGTCCTTGTAACTCTTACTAAATACGCGCTTGTTATATCCGCTGGGGCTTCAAGCTGATTCCCTTTAGCCCAATCACCTGGGGCATCAAAGGATATAGGTCCATTAGACGAATACCCGGTTGTGCCATCTGAGGCGAGTGTTAAGATACTCCAGGTCCCGTTACCGGTTGAATACTCAAATGACGGGAGAACACCTAAATTTGACGCAGCTACTGCAAGTACGACGTTGATTATCTCAAATGTATCGTCATCCCCATAGACTACGTAATCATTATCCGCCGCAAACATAACTACGTTAGTTCCGGTAGCCGCAAAAGCTGCGGTTCGATCCGTAACTACACCACTATCTACTGTATATCCATAATCCATATCTTTTATCGTGGAACCTACGACAGATAAAAAATTAGTAAACCCAGGTAGCGCACGATAAGCGGTTGTAGTAGCACCTGATCCATTTACGACTACCGCTATAAAAGCGTCAACCTCAGTCGTAGCGTCCGCGGATGCAGCCCCAGATACATCCACTCTCGCGCCTATTGCGCCACCCGTGTCTCCGGGTTGTAGGTCACCTGCCTGATAATCGAACACCCCCGCCTGGACGCCGTTATACCCATGAGCTTCCGCTTTAACTAAGACCGTATCTGTCCCGTCTGCCGCTGAATCTAATTCAAACTCCGCCACATAGGTACCAGTGAAATCGTAGCTGTGGACTTCAAACGACCCGGTATCCTCTACGCTAAATTCATGTTCGGCGCAGTCTGCGCTTATAAACGACGGATGCGATAGCGATAAGAATGTCAGCGGGGACCCACCGGAACCGATATCATCATCCCAACAGTACCCGTGAACCACTACTTGCGTAGCGCTTATGTACTCCTTAATCTCGGCCATCGGGAATGCACCAGAGAAGTTAGTTAGCAAGATGTGGGTCCCGTCATCGGCGTCTTCTTGGGTGAAAGCATCCCCAGACGTTTTGGTAAATAACATATCCTGAGTACCGCCCGCATGATCATACCACCCAGATTGGTTAGTATGCTCCGGTACATCTTCCCCATATAGCTGCACGCCTAATCCAGCCCCAAACTGAGTAGTAACAGTCCTCATACCTTCTTTGTTACTAAAACCGCCCCCGGCTAAAAACTCAAGAAGAGTAACATCATTGGAGTCCGTTACTTTAAGGTTGTCCGCCGTTTGAGAAGCAACTTCCTTGATAGTCATCGGTATCTCAGTAGTGGTATCATTGATAATATTTATTTGTGGCTGATCTAAGACATCGTCGTCGACTGTATCGCCGATAAGACTATCGACCGGAAAAGCAGTAAGTATATCATCCGCCAACCCATTAATCATAGTTTTAATCTGGTTAAAATCAGATATCTTAAACCCGCTACTCGGTGTCGAGGTAAGCTCAATTGTGGCTGCCCAAGCGACTGCCACAATAGCGAGCGTGCCTACGAGCAGGTACCCGTATAATGCTTTCTTTGTCTTAAACATGCTACTCCTCCACGCCATCATCTCCTGTTAGGAATACCTTATAATCAGTCTCAGCCACCCCCTGTACAGTTCCCAAGAATTGATAGAAATCAGTAGCAGTGTCAATGTACCCCACTGGAATAACCGTATCCGCGATACCCAGAGTAGTTTTGTACTCCAATATCCGTGCTCTTCGGGCTTTAATATCAGTGATAAAGCCTTGGAACTCCGCGTGAACTTCACGGGCAGCATGTAGCCGCTCCATCTTTGTGGTCATACTTACGTAATCTGCTTCACTTAGATCCGCGTTCGCCGTACCCGTCGTCAATGCCATTGCCATTAATACCACAATAAAATATTTCATTATTAATATCTCCTTTTTCATTATTGATCCCCCCATACATTCCATTGACCCCATAAATCTTTATACCTATATATGACTAATTCCGTCACTTTAACGCCTTCAGCGGCGGTTGAAGCTTCTAAACCCGCGTACTCATATGTAGTACGCCCTCTTACATTCTGAGTGTTCACCCCCGTCCCTGTGATGGCAGACCCGTATCCAGTACCCGCGATAGGTGTTAGACTACCCGCGTCAATAGCACCGACAGTAGTAACAAATTTATACCCGAAGTTATTGAGTACCCAGAACTCGTTACTTAATAGGGTTGACACAGCACTCTGACTCCCATCACAAACAGCATATGTGTCCTCGGCTTTGTACAGGCGGAAGTAGCTGGCTGTGACGTTGCAGCTTCCAGACCTTCTTAAGTCTAATGTAGTGCTCTCAGTAGTCAAAAACCCTTGAAAATGCCCAGTCTCTAACCCATCCATAATCTCAATAGCGCCACCGCTATATAATATTAATCGGACAGCGGCATTAGCAGAAATTCCTACCTCATAAAAGTACTGGCTATCATCAGCAATAGTGCTATCTGTTCTTAAATAGAGATTACTCCCATCACTCACAAACCTCACAGTATTCGCACTCGTATCATAGACCAAGTAATTTGTAGCACTTAGGCCTGATACGGTGAAGGAATCGGGGGTTATCTCCGTGACTGAAACATTATCAACAAAAAGTGTCCCGGAATCCGACGAAAGACAAGTAATGTATATGCCAGGATTAGCGAAATTAGAAACCAACGTCACAGCATATGAAGTATTCGCAACTCCATCAATTGTAATATCCTCATAATACGGGTTTGAACCGTTACCATACCTAATTCTAAAAGTAGTCTCTGAGGTAGTACCTTGCCAAATCTCAAGCGTTAGACTAACACAGGTACCTGCCTCGTCAACACCTATTATGCCAGTAGATAGACGCGCCCCAGACTCACCACTACTATCAAGAGTTATTTGCATCTTGCCCGTTCCGTCTGCTACAGAGGCTCCCGCTTCACCTGCCCAATCTACGTTACCCCAAGTGGTAAAATCCCTATTATCAGAAGCAATAATTAGCTCCGCAGAATAGCTCCACTGATCAAACTCACTATTCGAATTAACCGGAGTCGGGTCCATATCCAGTATCCACTCGTTATGTTCGTCGTGAGGCCTGAGAAATCTGCGTTTAGTAGGGTGCAGACTCCGTTAGCGTCGATTGAGTCGATTCGGTAGGGTTTTGCGAGGACGGGAGGGATTTCTTCGAGCGATATAGCCTTAATCTCAATATTACCAGCTGTTAATTCAGTGAAAAAAGCAGCCCTATTGCTGCTACCATCTGCTTGGAAATACTGCGTGTGGGTTACCCATGACGCTGTTGTTGTTGCCGAATATGTTATGTTAGGGTTTAATCCGGTATTTATATCAGAAAATCGTATGGACTCACCTGACGCTGTACCATCTTTTACACTATACTGTAATTTATACCAAGACCCAGAAGTGTATGAGATTGTTTTTCTGATCCACTGAGTATTTGCAACATAATCTATTTCATAATGATCTGTATCAAATGTAAGGGTACAATCTACTTGTTGCCAATCCCCTGTATTATCACTCGCACAATCATCCCCAAGATCCGCCCCCAGCGCCTCACTCTCAACCCCTCCGATTGAGATCACGTCTTTGGCGGCGTAGTCGTGGAGGAGTTTGACGGATGCATTATCTATACTACCGTCAAAATCTGCATTAGCATAAAAATTAAATCTATCAAGGCCAACATCTACACACTCATGATAATAGGTATAGGTATTATCATTTGCTATGAAGCCAACAACAGTGTCATTACCAAATTTTACAGTCATGCCTCCTGCTGTTCTGCCTGATATAGTAAAAACTATTTTATACCATGCCCCTGATACTGCCCCAATACTTGGCTGATAAAGATCTCCTGCGGCACCTGAATGAGTAGCTGTTCCGCCAGATATAGTCCACCCAGCACTACAAGCCCAATTAACTCCACAAGCAGTATCAAATGTGGGGTCAGTAACAAGCTCATCACCACCAGCAAAGGTCACAACCGCAGGATCAGCCGCCGTGATCTCACTGATTTCGTGGGAGTCGCCGGTTGTGATTTCGGAGAAGGTTGTGTCTGTGTTACGTTGGTATAAATCACCTGAGAAAAACCCGCCGCCCTTAAAATAAAACCTTCTATCGTTATGGTGGGCAAACCCAGTAATACACGCCAACACCAACACTAATATTAATAGATTTAATTTTTTCATAATACCGCCTTAGTTTTCAAATACGAGTGTCACTACCGTTACCGCGCTATTAGTCGTATTACCTGTAATTACTAATTTCATATTGTGGCCGACCGTCATAGGGTACTGGGCATCATTACTGGAACCATAAGGCACACAATACCCATCTACCGCGTTGTCTACAATGTCTACCCCGTTACCACCAAGGATATCCGTACCACCAACGGTGAGCGCCAAATCAGAATCATCCACTGGTGCTGTTGTAGCGTCGGGTGTTACCTTAACATGACTAAGCCAAAATCCCTCAAGGTCATTCAGCATGCGTGCGTAGTCCTGATTAATATCCGTTTGAGGATAACTACCATCTGCGGCATCCGCGGTGCATGTGAATACCACGACGTACTGAGTGTTATGGACCTTAGTTGGACCTGTTACCGTCACAGTACCCGCACCATGCGCCGTAACTGTCACAAATACTACCAACAGCATTGCTATTATGAGTCGTTTCATACTACTCCTCCTTCTTATTAAGTTTACGTAATTCTTCTAAAATTAAATCTATATTATCTTGCTTGTTATGCGCCTGTAATTCTTTCCTAACTATATTCCCCACATCCTGCGAGATACGCCGTCTACACTCGCCCATCTTCTCTTTACAGGTACTGACGTCAACCACATTTAACCCACCTTTTTCCTGAAACAAAACACGATCGTGTGTTTGTACTTTCCGGGCTGTCACACCCACACCCACACCACCTGTTACAAGACCAATGACAATAGCCCACCATCCTTTCACATCATCCATCATACCACCCTCCAGTGCGTACCTATCATATAGCCTCCACCAAGTTAACGGTTATTGTGTCAGTTATGTTGTTATTTTTAGATGCCACCGGGAGCGTATCGAACTTAGCAAACACAGACCAATACTGTTCGGATATATCGCCCAGAATCCAAAATCTCGGTGACCTTCGTATCGTCGGTACTAATGAGTACATAAAATCATTTGCGTCCGCCTCAGAGAGCGTAATGGACCCCTGGAAAACATCTTTATTATACTTTGTATCTATTAACCTCCCACCGTACTTAAGATCCGTCAGTACGCTATCAAAGCGCAACCCCTGGCGCATACCCTGCTTAGGATCAAGATATTCTGTAAGGAGTCCTGTTTGGAGGCACCCGACTTTAACAGGGGATGAACTTGCAGTAGCATCTAAAAAGATACTGTGGTCGCCCACCACCTTAGTGTACTCAATCGGAATAGTATTAAAATCTTCATCGCTAAACACCCCGCCATCATTATCAATTGTGACTGTGGTTTGCTGGGTTACCGGGCGTATAGACACCCCCCTAAAATCAAAACGGGAGTTTACATAGTCTATTACCCACAATCGAAGTGTTATGGAGACACAGTTACTTGGAGTGGTAAAAATCTCATAGTATGTCGCGTCGGGTATAGCAGAACTTAAACCAGGGTAGTAGGGACTCCCAATCGATTGGTTACTTTTTATATAACTGCCGTTAGTTTCATCGTATATAGAAAATTTATTACTCGGCGTTTCTTGTTGTGGCCCGATTAAAGTCAAAATATATTTTTGATTACTACTAACCGCCATCGTTTGTTTTACGGCAATATCCGAACTCGTGTTAGGATCAACCATACGTAGGTACTTCGTATACGCGTACCCCCCGATACTCACACTCTCGGTACCCTCCGACACATCCGCGTTAGCCTCAACTGTCCAATCATCAGGCACCCCCCCTGTCCAATTCTGGAAAGTACCATCAGTTACAACGTCATTCACATCATGTATCGTACCTTCGCCGATATAAGACTCAATGTCGTACGCGTTAGTGCCCGCCAACCCCACAATCTCTGAGTTAGAAGTACGTACTTCAATTATACGAGTTGACCCTAAATCAAACGCCGTATAATTAGCTGGATAATCGTCTGACATATTTTCTAACAAACGCCCGTAGTTAGTAACCGAAACGTCAGAATCATCGACTAACTGTTTGTCAGCAAAAATATACTCAGTATTATCGGTCTTTAGTACTTTCATCGTTCCACTACCTCCAAAGGTAGGTTGGATTTAAATGCATAGTTATGCGCTCCGAGGCTAAAATCACTTATATAACCAAGGATATTATGTGTTATAAACTGATCGTCCATAATAAGCCATGGAACTGTAGAGTACCCAACATAATTTTTAATAGACTGCATGACATCGAACCAATCATCCTCAAGAGTCAAGAGAGAATTGCTGGTAAACTTCTTCTTAATATCTTTCTCAACTTGCCTCGTAGACCGAGAAGACATTATATAATCAATTGAGTAATCCTCGTACCCAAGAGAAAGTTCTTTATCAGGATTGGTAAATTCCACCATATTCCCCGCCCATGCTACACCACAATACGCGGGGATTGTCCGCGCTGCTTGAAATGAAATATAAATATAAAAAGGTGAAGATTGGGGATCGTATTCTTGCCACAAGCGATCATTGCCATAGGAATAAGAACTTAAGTCATTGTTATAGGGTCCATCTATGATTGCAGTCTTGGCGTAATTATATATGTATACATTAACAGTATCACAATTATGATTATATAACGCAACACAATCACCCGCGGAAACCTCTAACCATAGCCCCGCCACCCCAGTAACTGCTTTCCAAACTTTTTTAGGCTTATTAGTTTCAAGCACCCAATCGTCAATATATGTAGCATCCGCCGCAGTCGCCGATACTGATACAATATTACTTGTAGGGATAAATTTCATGTTAGCAGGTTCTCCTCGAATACCATCCCAGCGATACGATACGTAACTTTTTCATTCTCAAAATCGTATACTATCCCGATAATTTTATTATAATTAAGGTACAAAGGTCTCGCGTACCGCCTCTCTTCGGCCACATACCTACCCTCTCTACCGAACACCGCTAATGATGAAGATTCAACGTCCTCTAATGGAATTACGAGGTCCGACTGCCTCGCATGCATGAAATTCATTATAAACGTTAGGTTATCCTCAATTGTACTGACATCTGTAGAAAAAGACTTTACCGATAATTCCCTTCCGTGTTTAAATTCATACCCTACTTCAAAATCTTCCCCGCTTGTAAATATATCATCATTTATAGATAACTGAACATAACTGTCGAACGCAACTACAGTCGTGCTCGTGTTATCTGTGACATTCTTAACATACATCCCAGGTCTTAGCATGTCCGAACCTATAAACCCCACGACTCCTGCACTAATGTACCCCGGCCATCTATTAAACCATGCGGTGTTAGAAAGATCCGACTTTAACTTATCAGTAAGGGTGCTTGTAGTCGTACCCCACCAATATTTAGAATTGCTACGCTCTGTTTCTTTCGTAGTCTCCTTGACAAATAGTCTACCACCTTCATCCACCTGCTCTCGTTCGGGCCAAGTCGTTCTAACCACAGAAACAGGGCCTTGGTTTATCTCATGTCCGACTGGGAGAATCTTAGTATCTTGATACGCCTCTGACGTTGGGGTGTAGAATTCTTCAAGCTTAATTAAGTACGCCGTAAAAGAAGAAGTATCGGTTATAGATATAATATGCGCATGACTCGCGCATAGCCTCGATACGTAGCTAATTAAAAGCTCTTGCGATGTAGCCCAGTGGCCTACTTTAGCATCGCCAGAGCGGGCGTTAGTCCCAACTATAGTCGCCGCTCCCAGTCGGGCGGTCATTAACGCGTCAATAGCTTGAGTCATGGTGCTCGCTGCTGCAAATGTGCCGTTTCCCGATACTGTAACTTCACCGACTGCCGCGGCACTCCGATAAAAAGTACCTGTACCCGATGTACCCGATCCGCCGACGGTGCAAGACGCTGTTATGTCAACGCCATCATCCCACACAAACCAGTCTACATTAATTGTGCCATTCATGTACCCAGTGTGAAAAACAGCGTTACCTGAGTAATTTTCCAACCTAATAACAGGGGCGTAATCAACTGTCCCGACTGCTCTTGGAAGTACCACGTCATTCCCGTTAAAATCCGCAGTACAAGCCCCATCTAAATTAGATGTTTTCTCAAGTAGTAACACCCCATCTGTCTCATTAAGATAAACGTCATATTGTACCCCAAACTCATCCATATTAGAAAACTGTCCTGTAGCATTCTCAACAAGTGTGACAGCCGAAGCCTCGGTTGATGAGGTATACTCAACTTTAAGAGATATGAATAAAGGAGGGGGCCAAATATAATCCTCATTCGTAAATAACTTATTACTTATTTTGAGGCTACCCCACTCCGCGATTCTATTCCCGCCGTAGGGATACTCCAAACTAAATGATATATTATCGATCGCCAAAAGCCATGGCTCCCAGTAATTCGTATCCGCTACTTCCTCATTTGAAATACGTACTGTTTCATCATCATCAAAAGTAACTGTGACTAAAACCGTCATTATCTATAAACCCCCACCGCGGCGCGACCTCTTCGCTTTGCTTTAATAACTTGGTCCCCGTTCGTACGAAGTACAACCGCCTCAAGCACTTCGCTGCCTATCATAATTGTTATATTCTGGGTTTGGCTGCCCCCACTTGCTCTATCTATAATCTGAGTCATCTGACTTTCTGGGATTATATACTCGCCCCCTGCACCCTCCCCGACTACTGCGAGAGTTGGCCTGCTAACGTAGCCACCATCGGCGTACCCCGGCACCCCAAGAGATTTAATATACTCAAAAAGATCGATTGTCCCTAAATCCGGCACCCTACCTAAAAACTCACGAGCTGCATCTTTACCTTGGTTAACCTTAATCCAATTAGTAACTTCCTGAAGATCAAGTGTCTTTAAATCAGGTGGACGCGGTGGGTCGGGATTAGGGGCAGACCCTGCCGCTGCCGCAACCATTAAAGCGTCCGTGTAATACTTTAAATCTGCTCTTATATCCATTAATACTGAGTTAGCTAATTTCTGTTCGTCAACTATACTAACAGTTTCGTTGTATAGCAACTGGCTGTAGTCCTCGGTTTGCATGTACTCATTCATCTCACTTAGATCATCCATCACGCTCTGGTATATACTCCTATACGACTCAGATGATTTAAACGTATTCTGCGCCACCTGGAGATACTGAGAACTAAAATCAACAAACTTGCGAATTGCTTCTTCATCTCCGGTCTGGGCTTCAGCCAGTAATGTCTCGTAGTCCTGTTGCGCAAGCGGTAATTTATCCTTATTTAAAGCAACATTAAGGGGTCCGTACCTAATCGTTAACATCGCGTCTCTAATTGTGGATACTAAACCTTTAACCTTATCCGCAACTGTTTTCCAATCGTTTATGATCTGTTGCTCTTCCTGCATCCTTAACGTAAACATCTCTGTGACGAGATCTGTGGCTTCCCTGAATTCATCCTCAGTAAGCTGCCCGACCCTGCTAAGTATCTCACCATACCCATCGAGTTGGGATTTAATCCAGTCCTCACGACCGAGGCCCGACAACCTGAATTGAATATCATCCTGAATATCTCTTAACCCCGACAAACCATCAATTAGCGCTTGGTACCGGGCTTTCTCTTGGAGTATAGCTGTCTCAATAAGGTTAGTACTTACCTCAAGAACCTGATTATATTCTTCAGTCCCTTCGACTAAAGTAGCTAACATAAAATTAGCAAGATCAGCGGCATCAGTAAACAAATTAAGAATATCGACACCCTCTTGGGTGTAGATACCTTCTGTCTCGAAAGTTTCAGCTAACCCTATAAGTAAATCTTTACTTGATTCATTGAATTTTCGTTTTTGAATCTCAGCCTCAGATTTAAATACATCCCCGGCCTCCTCAAGCATATCTTTCGAATTCTTGATTATGTCCCCTTGTACCAAATTAATACGGGTAACGAATTCATTAAGAGAAGCTTCAAAATTCAAATAAAAAGCATGCATCGCAGAGTCATCTATGCCTAATTCAATATTTCTACTAATAAACTCTCTAACAAACTTAATTAACCTTCCGCTTTTTATATCACCAACATCAAACGACCCGAATGCCGAGGCTCTATTGATTCCTTGTAACCCGACCAATGTATCGAAAAAACTCTTTGTAATATCCGTCATCGACCCAGATATCTGAGTTGAAAACGTGGAATACTCACGAGTCATTGTTTCCGTATTTCTAATAATAGCTCTCGTATTTTCTTCCAAAGACTCTATTATACGCTTATCCCGTTCCCGTTCTGCTCTTCTTTTAGCGTCAAAATCCCCTCCGCCCGTCAAACCACTTATAAAAGCACTAATACCCGCGCCCGCGAGACCAGCCCCTATGTTAGTCACAGCGCCGCCAAAGGTACTCGCAAATCCAGCCCCAAAAACACTCGTAAGAGCGCTACTGACTGACATCTTAAGGCTATCACCGACTCTGTCCGCAAACTGCTCTACTGCCACATTCTGAAGTTCTGTGGTAATTATACCGGCGATGCCCCCGACCTCCCCTATACCAGTCTGAGAGAAAAACAACTCCGCTTCCTCTCTTCCTACTTTAAGGGATTCTTTCTTAATTTGTAAGCGTTTTTTCTCAGCGTCCTGCATCTCCTTGATAGCTTTCTTTACATCTTCGGCATGATCTCTCTCATCCTTATTTAACTCTTTCAGAATCGCAGAAATCCGTTTAATTTCAAGAAGCTTTGCTTCCGTTTCAGCACGAGTCCTCGTGCCTTCTCCCCCCCTACCTTCACTTCTTACTTTCTTTTCTTTAGCTGCTAAATCAATTCTTTCTTTCCATAGAATGATGGCGTTTCGATGCCCCGCTATTTCATTCTGTATATTTTTTCGGATACCGTCATATGTTTTAGCTAAGCTCTTACCGCTGACTTCAGCGTCCCCCATGGCATCTGCAAAGTCATGCATAGAATCCGTGATCATACTTTGATCTCCGGGGATAGCGTCTATCGCCTTCGCCACCCCTTCGACGAATCCGGCGTAAAACCTCGGTACTTCTTGGAGATTTTCTCTAACGTGCTCTACCGTAGCTAATATCACCTTACCTGAATTAGTGATAAAAATAGTTAACTGACCAAACATATCAAATAACGCGAGATCAACGAGGGACGCAGTTTCAACTATCTTTCTACCGAGTTCTATGGTACCCTCGACAAATTCTTTTATACCTTCCTGATTATTTTTAACCCACTTATCAACATTAGTTGTAAGCTCATTAAGCTGCCGTGCTATAACCTCGGTAAATCCGGCGTCCATGATAGTTGCGCGTAACTCAAACCAGGTATTTGTTAACCTATTTATTTCGGCCTGAGCGCCTTTGACAGCGGTAGCAACACCTTGCTCAACTAAAAGACTCATAACTTTAAGCAACCGCGGAACGACATCTACTGATAGTAGTTCTCCCGCCTTCATCATCTCCTGAAGTTCTTTAGCTGTAGCGCCCGTAGCTATCTGCATTGCTTTGAACGCGATGGGGATTCTTTCCCCAAATTGGCCGCGAAATTCTTCTGCCTGGATTGTCCCCTTAGCGAGCATTTGCTGTATCGCTCTTACTGAATTATGGGCGTCATCCTGGCTCAATTGAAAAGCCGTAATTGACTCCATCAAATCAGTGTACATCTCCCGCGCTTTTTGGCCCTCAAGAACGGTATCCCTTGTGGCGGCGGATATAAGATTAAAACCTTTTAACTGATCTTGAAATACTGTACCTAACCTATTGGACTCATCACGAAGAAATTTAATATTACTCGCCGCTTTTGTAGCTGACCCAGTAACGCCCTCCATAGATCGTCTCATACGATCCATCTGGACACCTGCATCTAAAAAGCTTTTACCAAGCTGTATAACCCCGTACCCGCCAATTACCCCACCCAACATACGCATAGACTTAGTAAGGGTGTTAGTCATTTTAGTGGTCACTTTTATATCTTTTTGAATAGAAGCCCATGCCTTACCAGACATATTTTTAGCTGTAAGCAATATTTGAAGATTAGGATCACTCATTATATCTTAACACCTCTCATCTTCCGATGGTAATTCTCTCGGATATTACGAATCGTATGCGCCCTCCTGGCATTCCAGAATGGGTCTATTATCAATCTTGGTGGAGTTTTAAACGTTGTAGTCGTAGGTTTAAGAATAAACACTCTACGAGCCGGGTTGCTACGCCTCATACTATTTGCTTTCTTAAATAGCCAACTCCTTTGCGACTCAGTTATGGGCTTCTCAAATCCTTTTTGATGCTGACGCCCTAACCGCCTCCAACTATTAGATGTCATCCCACCTACAGCCACACCTCTATAGCCGCCGTGACTCCCGAGTTTAATCCCGGATCTCACCATAAGAGCGTGCTGCCTTGCGTTAACTGGGCCGACAAAACCTACTTGAAGAGTCGGAACTGGAGTGTTAGGAACGTGGTACCTAATACCGCGCGCTAATTTATGTAATGGGTTGTTTTTACGGCGACCGAACCATCTTCGAGCCAACTGAGTAAGAGGGTCCCACCTAAATCCTCCTGGGGACCCATCTCGTATCTGTTGCTGAAGTTCATTCTTCATCTTAAAACCTTCGACTCTGAAGGCCGTATTTATATTTCTTAATTGCTGAATCTCAGCTTGCTTAATCCCTCTTAGGGTTTTTTCGACTCCCTTTATTAATACCTTCGGATTCATCGTCAGCCTGCCTATTCAGCTCGTATCTTTCAAGAGCTTTTATTTTTCTCCACATACACCTATTAAGGTCGATCTCTTGCCTTCTGGCTTCATTTTCAACCCGATCATAGTTGAGACCAACAATCGAACCCATTCCCGCATACTCCCACATAGTCTGAATTGACAGCCACAAATGCAATGCTTCACGGTTAACTTCTAATATCTGCGGCTCCCACTCACAACCTACACATGGGTTCCTCACGCCTTTTTTAATGGTGGTCCTGCAAGTTTTGCAGAACTTTATTTTTTCGTCTTCTCTGGTGACGCGGAACCAGAAGTCGATGAGTTTTTTTCCTCTTCCTCAGCCCCGTATAACTCTTTGATACAAGCGTAATACAAACCTTTGAACTCACGACCTGTAAGCTCATCAAGGTTTTTGTGGTCTGCACCGGCCACCGTCACCTCAATAAGCTTATCGATACAATCACCAGGCTTTTTATCCTCTGGAGTTTCAGTCATCTCAAAGAAATCATACCCATAATCTTTTAGTTTTAACTTCTTAAAAGCTTTTCTTGTCAAACCGTTAATCTCGAATTTCATCCCTCTTACTTCATGTGTTCTCATTTACCCCCCCTTTTTTTTATGCGTGCGCACTCGCATTGATATTAGTAACTACAAGAGCGGACGCTGCTGCATCATTGGTGTAGTACCCAACAAAATCAAGATCTATATCAAGACCCGTAGGACCTTCAATAACCGGTGTTTTAAACGAATAAAGTAACTCATTTATATCAAACGTAAGAATATGCGACGCAGTAACCGCGGATGTTAGCACAAGCTCCAAACTTGACTCAGTGCTATCTCTACCTTTTTCGAGGATAACAGTATCTTCAAAGAGACCTTTGATATTTCCGGTTACACTCACAATGCCCTCCGGTATGGAACCTAACGCCCCCGCCCCGGCTATGGTACGTTGGGTGGTATCAAGACCGAAATCAACATTAAGACTAAAAGTCTTTATTAGTGAATTAGCCCCGCCACCTTCATTAATAACTGCGTTAAAGTTATTATACCTCTCATCGAGGGCGACTGCCGTTGGGGGGGTGGTAAACGGGTTAGACGTTTCTATAGTCTCATCAAACCCAACTACACTAAAAGTAGCCACAAGTTCCCCGTCGCCGCCGAATTCGATAGCCATACTTGATATTTTACACCCAACAGCGGCCATCCATTTATCGGTGGCTAAATCGGTAAACTCTTTCACATGGCTAAAACTTGGCTGGGTGTCAGTGATCTTAAACACGTGAGTATACGGGTCGCCTGCACCAGAAGTAGTCGGGTCCCCAAAAGCCAATTGCAGCCAATACCAGAACGCTTCATCGTCAAGGGGCACAACTATATCACCTGTTACCTCCTTGTTGCCCGCAAACGGTACGACTGGGTTGCGATCACCAGTAAGAGTAGCAGGGGAATTTCTGGCGAAGCCCCCCATCACTGTATCGGTATTTATTGGAAGCTCAAACCCTGCGTCTACTACGAGCGTACCGGGTGTACTTTCAACACCGACCGCCACTACTGCGGTTGAACCTTTTTGCTGTACTGCCATAATATATCTCCTTTATTTTAACGGATTCGCTCCGATAGTACTCTCTTCTATAAAACGAAGTTTTGAACTACACCATATCATCGGATATGAACTCTGGTCATCATATTCCGTATCAACGACGCTTAACCTAATATTACCGCCATTAACATCCGCAACCATGGCGTCCTCTAAAAGCTGTCTGTACTCTTCGAGATTAGCTAACCCAGAAGCAGTAGCATCTGTTATCACCGCGTATACTTCAAACATCCCGTAATTAGTACGCAAATCCTGGCCCGCCTGCTTACCGGTTAAAACAAGTGCACTATATGGGCAAGTAGGTTCTCCAGGGGTATCCCGTGAATCAAGCCTATCTAAAAACGTATGATCTTTACTATACGTATCATTCGCCCACACATTAATCGGCGCATACGCCGCTATGGCCGCACGTAACGAAGTGTTTAACGCCGCAACATCCATTAGAGTAACTCCGGTCTTTCACTATTAGTTATGTTAATAATATACATCCCGTTAGCTTCATAGTACACCCTGTCACTTTCATCCTGAAAGGCGTACCATGTAACTCCAGAAATAACTACTATATCCCGGTATTCGGGAACTGAACTCAAATCAGATGCCGCCACAAACAGGAGGCCTTGGTTTGAGTTCAGCCCTAAATTCGGTGTTAGGTCATCCGCGACAAGTGTGGCGTTGACGGTCTCACCGGCAAATGTTATCTCCTCGCCAAACTCGTCCGTATTGGTAAACACGGGCAAATCCGAGAGTATTTCGCTACTTAACGACATTCTTCTTCCTTGTGGTTTTAGCTTTAGTTTTAGCCGCACTCGCAGCCTTAGCCACTACCTTCTCAACTGCCTCTTTAGCCATCTCCGGCACATCTGTTTTAACAAGCTCAGTGTGCGTTTCGATGTACCTATCAGAGGCAGCGGGCCTAAGACCTATAACTTCACCGACTTTGAATTCTATACTACCGATGATATTATAGACTCCGGGCACTTCCTTAAGAGGCTCAAGGCACTTAGTTCTTACACTTGCCTGATCCTCAGTAAGTTCGATATGCCCGGATGCAAGGCTCATTTTAGTGGTAACCGTGTATTTTTTCATCATACCCCCCTAAGACATAGTCATGAGACAACTGTTCTGCCAGTAACCGTACCCTACGTTCCTCCAGGCATCAATACCGTATTGGTGGGCATCATTGTCAAATTCGTACTCAGAACCCTCCGCTTTAGCTTTCATCTGTACACCCATCTCTTCCTGGCGGATAAATGACTTAATAGCTGAGTCAGTTCTAAATATTGGGAATTGATAAGCCGCGCCAAATGTTGTAAGGCGTGGGTTGACCACCGCTGTAATGCTGAAGTTATCCTTAAGTGCGGATAGCACTGTCTGAGTCTCAGCTACCTGAACTGGAGTAGCAACCGCTTGAAGCCCCACGTTCATGTAATTTATAGGGAGCATCACCAAGAATGATGTAGCATCTTCATTCATAGGCTCATTTTCATTATCCTTAAAACCCACTATCGCTTCAATACCTTTAGCAATAACACCTTGGAATTCAGCCACAGATGGTAGAGTAACTGTGCCCGCGGTTTCAACTGCGAGAGTTGAGATATCAACTGTTACGCTATTCGACTGGCTGGTGGTATTGTTGCCTTCGGTATGGTCTGTGTCGAAGAAATACTGACCGTCGTAGCATGTGGTTGAAGTACCCGCTTCTATCAAAGTACTGAGCAAAGACGCCCAGTGGGAGTTAGCTCTACGCGCGAGTTCGTTGATACGGACTAACGCCTGCCCTGATTTATCTCTCCGAAGATCGGATACGAGGAAATCAAGAGTGTCCTCAAAATGCTTATTGGTTATTGAGAAATTAAACTCCGGCAAACCCTTCGCTTTACGTTCCCCAATCCACTCTCTAAACGTTGGCACCTGGCCTAACCAAGCGTACGTTTCAGTAAGTTGGTTAGATGTAAAATAGTTAGAGACCCCGTCCAACCACTGCGCCCCTGAATCGTTGGAAAGCGCTTTATAGAATGAACCAATTATGGCTCGTTCGGTTAGTTTATCCATTTTTTACTCCTCCTATGTATTATCTTTGTCTGCGAAAACACCGCGACTTTGAGTTACCGTCCAACCAGTTGCATCCGCGTACTCAATATCCAAATAATCCCCGCGTTTTGCAGTGGCTTTTGTATTTTCAAGCCCGTGGTTATCAGTACCGCCGCTGTCCAAGTACTTAACAAGGTCGTTGGCATTCGGGGCGAAATCCCATCCTACTGTACCAAACGCGCCACCGTTGACAAGCCTAAACCTCATGCCCTCAACCGCTGGAGCTGTTATAGTCTTAGTATCCGCAGTTATAAAAATAACTTTACCGGTATCCTGGTTATCCAATGTTTTATCGATAGCCGTAGTTTCCGCTGTCAAACCGTCGTGGGGATCAACATACTTGTCAACATCAAATTCCACGACCATCACGCCGGAACTCTCAAACCTTCTGGCGAATCCAATGAAAACACCGCCTGTCTTTATGAAAGAGAAAGTGTTATCATCAGTGGCGTAGACTGGTTGCCCAACATCTGTAATTACTGCGCCACTTATAGCTAAGTCAACCATGCCTTTTCTATAGACCCGAACATCAATTGCCGCCGCTGCCCCCGCGCTATTATCCGCTCTATCCTCCGCGAACCCTACGAATCTGTCTGCGCTTGTGAGCGGACGTGCGTGGCCGGATGCATCAACTATACCGACTGCCGCACCTTCATAAATTATATCTGACGCAACCACTGGAAACTGATTACGATCCCCCTGCCCATAATTACGAGGAGTATCTGCTGCTAAGGTAGTCATTATTTACCCCCTTTAAATACTTTGGCAAGTCCGCTACCGGTCGCCATAACATAGTGTTTATATGTGTCGAAATCACCAAATTCATCCCTTATTTTTGCATTATCATCCCATACTTTCTTGCATGACACTTCATCCGTTGGTACTTCTTCCGCTGGCGGTTTAATAGGCTCTTCGAGCTTAGTATCCATAATCTCTACTACAGGCGCTATTGCGTCCGTCGCGATATTATCAACAACAACTTTACGTACCGCTTTTTCCGCGTTAATTACCGCCATTGCTGCTTCACCGCCTGAAGTAACGCCGTCAAACATAAGTTTGTTGGCTAATTCCTCATGACCCGGCAATTGAAACACGTCCTGAACTTCTTTCACGCGCGAAAGCTCAATTTTCTTTCCTTCTTCGATGAGTGCATTCGCGATGTCTGGATGTTCTTTCTTGATCATCTCAAGAGTAATCTCCATCTTATCTCCCTCCTGTTTTGCATTAGTATTCATAGGCGCTCTTTTCATATCCATGTGCCTGTTTATAAAAGCGCTTATCTTATTATCAGGATCACTTACGGAATCGATAACTTCATCCGCGAATCCCATATCTTTAGCTTCACGCGCTGTGAGCCAAGTTTCCTTATCCATCATCTCTTCGATCTTACTTGCCTCCTGGCCGGTCTTATTAGTATACACAGATACTAAAGAATCTTTTATTTTATCCAAGACCTCCGCCATCGCTTTAAGATCCTTAGACTCGCCCCTCACATATGTAGTTGGGTTATGAATCATTAAAAATGAATTTTCTGGCATTCGTACGGTACCCGACATAGCTATAACACTGGCGATACTCGCAGCAATACTATCTATATCCACAAGTATTTCAGCGGCGTGGGCTTTTAACGCGTTATATATGGCAAGCCCTGCGAATACTGAGCCACCGTCGCTTAATATTTTTACCAATATTTTGGGTGTGGATATATTTCTGATAGCACGGAGAACATCCGGCGCTTCTAAATCATCCCAGTAGTCACCGACGATACCGTATATCAAAAGCTCAGTTATGTCGGACCCTGCTTCATTCTTTACTTGAAAATTATTCTTCAATTCCATTGTCGGTCATCTCCTCTACTATTAAGCCGTCTTTGAGCTGTGCAGCCCGCTCTTTAACCTGTTGCTTATGATTTTTCTCCCAATCACCGCCTGTAAGCTCCGCAGTCTCCTGGGAAACAGTACTGAATTTATTCTTAACCCGCGCAGCCGCGGCGTTAACTTCTTTCTCATCATCTAAATGGCCCTTAGCCGTACCTCTAAATTCGCATCCAAGGTACGCTTTTTTAACCAACGGGTCATTAAAGAACCCTGGAGCCGAAATACGACCAATAGCTACAGCTTCGTGCATCCAAATCTCATAAAGTACCTTAAGAAAATTATCTACGATTAATTTACGTTCGCGGACAACAAACCTCCAAAACTCAAGCATGGCCGCCCTGGAAGCGCTATAGCTCGCCACAAAATGTTTCATAAGAATCTCATACGGTATTTCTAAAGACATGCCAACTTGTTTTACTATTGACTGGAAAAACTGATCGAAATTTTGATTAGGTCGACCGGGGTTACTGTCGTGTATCTTTTCGCCTTTAGCAAGACCTACAATAGCCCCATTCGCAAGCTTATAATCTTTGTCAGATGCTTTTTGACCGGTCTCATCAGAAAGATTAGAAAAATCTAATGACGGATCACCAGAAGGCGTCTCTATGAACACAGTAAACATACCGCTCACAACCGCAGCCATAAGCTCCGCGTCGCTGTACCGAGTAATCATTTTAAGGGGTTCAATCACCGCGTGGAGATCAGGCACCCCGCGGGATTGCCCCGGTCTTTTTTTCTTATATAAATGAATTACATTTCGAAGTCCGGTTTTAGCCCCAAACGCCCGTATGTGATCCCATTCAAGCTTAGGATCGACCATGGACCCTGGATGACTTTTAGCTATATGATACGTTTTAGGAGCACCATTAGCGTCAACTTCGACGCCACCCGCCAATGTCGGTGTATCCGCTTTGCTATCCGGGTTAGACAGCCTATCAGCTTCTACAATCTGGACCCTCGTTTTATAGGGGCTACCGACTACAGCAACTTTAGGCACCAACGCTAATGAATCACCATCCACATTCATCCGTTCATACATCATACTGGTTAACGCAGCGCCGTCACATGTCCGGGTAATGTCCACATCTTTTGAATCGAAAAACAGTCGCCATTCCTGCTCTGTCTTAGACTCCCAGGCATCTGCCTGTTCCTCAGACATGCCAAGAACATCCCGATTAATACGGGAATGAAGGCTGAACCCAGGTCCTACAACATTTGTGGTTTTAGTTTTAATAGCACCGGAGGCAATGGCGTCATTCTGTTCTAAATCACGGCTACGTTTTCTTAAATCAGGAAGATCCGGCAGGATATCCGAATCCGCGTCACCACCAAGGTAATCCCAAACCTTCATGCTACGTCTGGACTTAGAAGCCCCGGTATATGCATCCAAAAATTTGGTTAATAAACGCGCCCTGGATCTCTTGGCCGCCCTGGTGGGTGATGCCCACTCAATAATCTTATCAAGTCTACTTTTTGGGGGTAATATAGGTTCTTTCAAGTAGGCGTCCCCCCAATTATGCTAATCCCGCCTCTTGTTAAGTTCTGCACCTTAGCATCCCAGTAGTCTATCTGGTCTTTGACATCTTTGAGATCTGCACGTCTTAACTCTCTATTACCGATTGTATATGATTGACTTGTAGCTAACGCATCTAAGGCGTCCATCCATGTTGCTAACTTAGCTTCTGCTTGTGCGAGTGTGATACCGGCCATAATACCCCCAAAAGTTAATTTAGGTGTATCATAACACAGGTTTTAGGCGTGGAGCCGAAATTCAGGCTATTTGATAGGCTATTTAGGTGCTATTTGGGTGCTATTTGGGTGCTATTTCTCTTGACAGGGTGCTGGGAACGGTACTTAAACTACGTAATAAGTTACTCACGCGGCCACTGAGGGTGATATTGATTTAACAAACGCACTACCTCACTAATATGACCGCCACAAAGAAGGTACTGGGCTAACCGTTTTAAACCATCGTCGCCGTACCCGTCCACAACATCGTAACTTAAAATTAAAGCTCTTAAATTATCGCACCTTATCCTTCGTTGAATCTGCTTTTTAGCATAATTACTCACCATCATTTGTTAACTCCTCCAATAACGCTTGAAATTTAGCCTCACGCAGTGCACCGCATAACTCATTTGTTAAAACCAACGCGCCTACATCCCTGCGTAATATGTACATACCTTTCGGACACAGCTCATCACTGATATACACTTTTAGCGGCGGATCGCCAGCTATGGGTTTACTTTTACTCATCACGCGCCCCCTTTACCTAAAATAGTTCGTATTTCTATATTTTTTGTACCAACTATTAACCCCATAACCCCTTCTTCAATTACGGCCAGCCTACATTCATACACAACTGTTGGATCTACTATATATCCAGTACGCCCAATTATCGTAACATCTGTTTTAAGAATGCCCCCTAACACCCCGTCTAAATCATTATCAAATATAATTTCTTTAATATATAAATCCTCCTTAATAGCCGGGCTATACTTCATCCAGATATCAATAAGTTCATAGCGGTTCTTGCATTCAAAAATAATTTCGCCTTCTTCGTATTCTAAATATGTTTTATCCATCCTCTTCTCCTTTTAATAATCCGGCGTACCTAACAAAATCTTTCTTACGAACCCGTATCTCAATATTGCCTTCAGTCATATGCTGGACCGACATGGCAACATACATTGTACCATCTTTATAACTCATATTAACTTCTACGTCATTAGTATCCTGCTTTGCTCTAACGAACCCCTCTACTATTACTTCGCTATTCATCATTCATCTCCTCCTGATCCGCTTTTTCTCGTTTAAATGTAAATAACTGAAAATATTTCTCCAAGTTTTCCTTGTGAGCGTACCACCTACCTTCCTCAAACCGGGCAGGCATACCTTTCGTAATGAATCGACTAAATTTGTATTCACTTATCCCAAGGTAATCACAAATAGCCTGCTTGCCATCTAATAGTCCGGTATTGGATTTAGTCATGCGCTCTCACACCCTTTGATATAACCCGTCTGCCGCTTGTCGCAGCTACAGCTTCGCGCTCTGCTACAGGCCTTATAAGATTAATTCCGCCTCCTGGCCACTCTGGATCGGCAAGCGCCATACACCCAATCTCGCAATCGAGTAAATGATTCGCCCTACCGCTTATTTGACACCACTCTTCCTCATTCTTATCATTTACCTTTAGTTCCTCAGCCAGGATCTGCTTTGCGTAATCCACCCCTACATCTTTATGGAGGTACGCTGGGCGTTCATCCTGCTTATCCTTAGCTGCACTGCCCATCCGTACGTGAAACATCGTCTTCAGCTTAAATGTGTCCAAATGGATAAGCTGTAACCCGCCGTCCATTGCTTTACCAGATGGGAGCTTATCAAATGGCTTACCCACCCTAATCAATTCTGCACCAGGGAAGCTCTTTGACGACCCCTTAGTACCCCATACGCGGCACCCCTTACCTCTCTGATTCTTACGAAGCCATTGATACGCCGCCTCAGTCATAGTTACGTTTTCATATTTACCTTCGCCGCCCCCTGTATCAATAGCCGCCCTCCATATTTTCATAGGTTTTACGGACCCTGCGTGTGGGTATTCTGTCTTAAATAGTAAATTTTCCACGTCGGACCAAGTAGACAAACGTCCGTAGTGCACCAACCAACTCGTAAAATCCGGCGCAAATGCCCTAACCGCAAACCAAAAATCATATTTCTGGCAATCAACGAAGCAGGTTAGAGCCACGGCCTCTTCCGGTACAGTCTGTGGCTTTAGATCAACCTTCGCTTTTAATACATGTGTTTCAGTATGATTTTCAAGCTTTTTAACCATGCTAAACGGCTCGGCTAACGTAGAGTTGATAAAACCCTGGAGCGCCCCCACCTGTTTCTCTTTTGGGAGTTTAAATATATCTACCCATTCACTTATGAGATTTTCAAGCTTGCCTGAGTCCATTTTTGAGTAAATTCGGTTAATGTGATTCGCCCACTTTCTCTCGTCACCAACCGAAGGGCTTCTTGGCACTTCTTCCCCCTCGGATACGGCGTTATTCTTCTGGATCGAAGTCCATAACTTCTCGCACGTTCCGCACTGATATCTCGCAGTTTCTTTGATCTGTCTTTTTGTAGCATCCCTACCTCCTTCCCATACAACTCTTCCGAATTTATATTGTTTGTTATCTTTCCCACGGTACATTCCATCCTCAAACCCATGTATGTGCTCTTTAGACCACCTAAGAGGTTGTTTAACACCACAATACGGGCAAGGCACGTGCCAATCAAGGATTATGTCAGAAGTCTCCATTAACATCGTTATGTTACCAGTATCTATTGTGGGGGTGCTTAGGAATATGTGTTTGAAGTATCCAGTTGAATATGATTTAGTTCGTTCTGTGATAAGTGTTAATCTTGAAGCTTCTTCTGAGGCTACATTATACCCAGGTTTGTTTACCTCATCGCCTATGACTATCCTTTCCGGTCTCGTAGCTATCTTAGCAACCGAGGAGGCCCAGGCAAAATCTATGTGGCCGCCATTAGGTGTATCTATTGTTTTATTTGTGAAGAATTTCTTACGGTATAGGTCTGATAAGGCAGAAGAATCTTTGAACATCGGCGTTAATTTATCGCTACTCACGAATTTAGACGTATCTTCGTCGGCTAACACAACCATGACACTGGACGGGTCCTGGTGCAAGTAGTACCCAGCTACATTCTCTACCAAAGCAACTGTTTTACCTATCTGAGCAGGAGCGCATAATACCTGTTGATCCACCATAGGGTCCGCGCATCTGTTCATGACAGGCTCAAAGAATGGTGTTAATTCAATAGGATACAGCCCGGTAATTCCGGAAAGCTTACCTAATTCCCGGTATTTACACGCCCATTCGGTAATAGTTATCTTTTCCGGCGGGCGCGCAGATTCCCGCTCCTGCTCAGACCATTGGTTTAGTAGATTTATGCTGATACTTTACCCCCACTTGGTTAAATTGTAGTATTTTACATATAAGCTGGATATCCAACACAACAAGCATACCAAATGTGAACATTAATATGTTTCGGTCCATAACATATCCTGAGTATACTGCCACAAACTGAGTGAATAAGAATACCAATGTGTACATTAATCCTCCCAGCGCTTGCCACACCACCTACATGTGTAGCGCTTTACCCATTCGATTAGAAAACCGCCGTTGCACACGCGTTCTTTCTTATCTACGTAGCTCTCAACATCTGTGCTTTTGCACCGCGCACATACCATTCATAACCTCCTTCAAAATGATGCCCGAGGTGGGCTTCGAACCCACGCCAGTCCGTCGACTGAGCGCCCCGCGGCCCCGAGCCTATATTAATCCCCCATAAACCGCCCCTTACGGGCGAAATTATCTCTTACTTTCCATAACTCTTCGTTTAGCTTCTCTCTTATGCCTATCTCATCCAGGCCTTCGAGCATCGGAGCCAACCGCAAACCCAACGCAGCGAGCATGCCTGACATCTCGGATACCCTCCACGCCCAGGCCGCTAATACATCATCAATGGGTATAACCGACTCTTCCAGCTTTGTGGCCTTTACCTGTTCTACGCGCGCTTTAGCCCTCCAATACTCTAATTTTGCCACGTATATGTCAGACTCTTCATTATCCTCCGGGGCGTAGATATTCTCCGCCCACCACTGCACAACTTCCTTGATATCCCAGGCATTTTTACCTTTTTTTGGGCAACCTCTTTCCCCGTAAAGAGTAACTGTGCGCGGTAGCACCCCAAATATCTCTGCTATTTGACTTGTGGTTAAAATCAAATCACCCTCCCGTGGTTAGCATGGTACCCGTACTCACGCTCTGCATTTCTTCTCACTACCACCGCGTCAGCCATATCAGTAAAATAGCCTAATGAGATAAGTCTGCCACCAACGGATATCATAGCATTCCACTTTCTATGCCATTTATGCCAATATACTCCTACCACCCCTGACGTATTATTTCTTGGTAATCTTTTATTACGGTTATTTTCGAGCACTGTCACGGCTCTTAGGTTAACCCACCTATTATCCAACGAATTCCCATTTATGTGGTCTATTTTATCTTCTGGGAAGTTGCCGGTCATGTATAAAAACGCCAGTCTATGCGCTAAAAAAGGCCTATCGGCTATCGACACAACTATGTACCGGGTGCTCGACACACCCTTATCGACTCTCTTATACCCAGCTACTTTACCGTAGTACCTGCTGTTCCACCTACGCGTTTCCCTGTCAATACCTTGGCGTTTCTTCCAGATAAATACCCCAGTATCAGGGTTATATATTAATAATTGTTTTAACCTTTCTTGAGTAAGCTCCACTACGCGCCCTCCCTATGCCTCAACACCGGCGCTAAAATTCCATCAATCCTATCGCGTACGCTGAGTACAACCAACATTAAAGCCTCAATAGATTCCGCTTCAGACGCCTTAATTTCATGTTCGACTAAAGAATTCAAAACAGAATCAAGCGTGTAATAGTGGCCTTTAATTTTTTCGTTTTCCTTACCACTCTCCGAAGTAACCTTGGTGTATAATTGGTACTCCTTATCATTTGACCGCAGCCACAAATCCTTTGATACCTGTATGTTCATCACTGCACCTCTCCGAAGATCTGAATTTCAAGCGCTTCGAGTCGATTTATTATATCAGCTACTTGTTTACGCGTAGCTTCATTCCTCATCTCACTCTCTCGCTGCGGATCAATCAGGCCCCCTGTTATCTGCCTGCCGATGTCTGGACCTTTACACCCATTCTTGAATATCTCTTTCTTTTCCGCCTCTGTCAGCGCTTGCCATTTCTTCAACGCTTCACTCATACCCCCACCTCCTAATTTAAAGCGCCGCAGGTCGGTACGGCGCAGCCAGTTTTGTTATTAAATTCAATGAAACAACTCATTTAGGCACACTCCTTGTTAATTGTTATCACTCTTGCTCACCTCCGACCAGGGAAGCTCCGATATTATCCAAGCAACTTCCGTCAGACGTTGCGTAGATCCACCTGTAATATCTCTGTATCTAACACGGTACCATTCCGCCATAGGGCTGTCAACATGCAAACAAAATACATCACCCGTCTTATCCTCGGTGCCCCACTTTACTGGACACGCCCCACATAAACCTGAACGGTCTGGATACTGCGCGTTGACATAACATGGTATAGAATTACTGTATTTCCTGAAATCTATGGCAGACCGCCACATTTTAGGCCATTGGTCTATCAAGGATCTCGGGTTCAAAGCCTGCCACTTCCAACGTTCTCTAAATAACGCTTCTGCATCCATAGCACCTACCCCTTGTTATGTGTGATTGCCTGATACGCGTCAACTATACGTACCATCCTTTGTGAAAGTTCCAGAAGTTCGTCAAATAATATATGATCCATACTTGCCGCACGGCTTGCGGCGTGGGTGAGAATTACGGACGACACCACAGCTTGTAGCTTAGGGTCTGACTTAATCAAGTAGTATATGGCATCTGCGACTTCTGAGCCTTCGCCCAAATCCCTATCAATGATATTAATAGCCTCTGATACATCCATATATATTCTCCTTATCTAATTGTTATCGTCAGGTAGAATATACTTATTTTAAGTATCTTTGTCAAGAGAAAAATTAATTTATTTTACAGCCACAAGGAAATATCTCAAAAATAGATACACAGCTACAGAGATAGCGTACGTACATTTGTTGTGTATCTCTGTAGCTACGTAGCTGGCTATCTCGCTAACTTTTGCTCTATCTCACTAACTTTTGCTCTATCTCGCCAAAACCACCACTCATGCGAGTTTTGAAGGGCTTTTTAAGTGCCTGTATTTATTACTAATTCCGAAGGCAACAACTTTCACACCCTTCATGAGTGGAGCATCTAACTACTTGAATTAACACCACAAAGAAGGATTTGGACTTTCATTTAGGCCTTTTTTGCTACTAACTGGCTAATACAGGTAACTGGTGGGGTCACACTGTGGCTACTGTGTACGTGCGGTGCTCTATATAGTATATTATTATTTATTATATATACTAATATAAATAATATAATATAAGAAAGAGTAACAATATCGGTAATTTAGATACACCTTTCATGAGTGGAGGTGCTGGTCCAGATAGGAGTATTTCCTTGTGGTATTAAGTAGTTACGAATGGTGGGGGTGGTGGGACATGAGTGGAGCAAAAAACTGTAGTATAATACAGTTAGCGTGTAAGATACTGATATTACCTACAGAACGTGCCTAAAACCGTTATGTAGAGGAAGCGATCGCGCTGCCC